TATTTAACCTGTAGCAGTTGGATGAATTTGGATTATATTTCTTGGAATTAATAAACAATAGTGGGCGAGAAGACCCTATAGATTTATTTAAGGTATCTAGTATTGCCCGATCTTTTTCCTGAAGTTGCAGTGAAATTGCATGTCGTTTTTCATTTAGGTAACCATCGGCATATAAAAGTCCTAAAAAATAGGCTTTTTCTTCTGTGTTTATTTTTGAGAAATAATTTTCATTAATAGAATATTTTCTATGACAATCAGTTAAACTCCTTCTGTTAACTTTTTGAGAGTTTAAAAAATTACTTATAGCAACATTACTATAATTATACTTCTCTGCCAATTTATCTAGAGTTAGATAATTTAACTTATAATCGTCTATTATAGAAGACCTTATCGTCTGAGATAAGTTTTTAATTGGAGTTTTAGTCATGTACAATATTACACATTATTTAAGGCTAATTCAAGAAAATTATTATGATCTATTAAGTAGTTTTTAATATTTTGTTTTTCTTGATCTGAGAGTTCTCTATATCCTATACCATGAAAGGATAGAAACTCTTTATATTTATTACATTTTGTATATTCTTTGATATATATAACTCTTTTAATATCTAAAGCCGCAATATTTTGACAGCATTTTATGCATGGACTAATAGTTAAATATATAGTATCGCATTCTCCTTTGGTGAGTCCTGAACACAAATTACTTTCACAATGAATCATCAAATCGCCCTTCTCGGCACGATTATGTTCTAGTCTCATCCATTCGGGCATTATCATTCCAGATTTTAATCCATTATATCCAGTTGATTTAATTCTTTTCTCATTATTAAAAGCTACTCCTCCGACCTGTGTGTGAGGGTCTTCTGACCTGCTTTTAATTACAAGGGCTAAAAGCGCTCCATATTCATCAAATGAAAGTCTCATATTATTTAATATTTTCTAACCATGCTAAGTTTTCTTCTTCGGTTTGTTCACCAAAATCATTTTTGATCGGATGATAGATTTGAATTTGAGATTCATCAAAAAACTCGATTAATTTTGACTTGATCTTTTGCGCCGCTTTTTGTCCAGCTTGGTTCTCATCGTTATTAGTGGCAATAATAATCTTTTTTGGATCTAAACGCAAGACTGCTTTTAATAATCCGGAACCTATGTCTGTTCCGAATGTTATTGCAATATTCCTAATCCCACATTGCCATAAGGATAGCATATCTCCAATACTCTCAACTAAAATAATTTCATCATGTTCTGTTACATACTTATGACTAAAATATAGAGGATAAGCCCAGTCGCTTTTTTTGCCAATATGCTTCCACTTAATTTTTGACTTTCCAGTAATATCTCTGCCAGAGAATCCTTCAATCTTTTTTCTTGAATTAAAAATTGGGAATACATATCTATTCTCCATCTTTCCAGACTTGCAAACTCCGCCCTGAAAGGCGGTTACTGTTTGATCGGAAATATTTCTACCATTCCAGTAAGAATGATCCCACTCTAATGAAAGCATATCATCACTTGAATAATATTTAGTTGTTTTATTAAACGGATCATCATTATCCTGTTCAGCAAAACAGGAAGAATAATATTCTTTTGTTCCAGATAGTATTTTATTTAATTGATCTTGAGATTTTAGATTTAAGGTTTTCTTTAGAAATTCCTCAATAGACATGGTTTTACTAGTAACAAAATCATGAACAGTTCCGGTTTGTGGATATACGGCAACAGAGGTTGGGTCATCGCCGCCACGATACTTTCCGGCACAGGTTATATATGTTCCATGATTAGTTGGCTTGCAACCAGCATTTCTCAATATATCGACTAAGTTCATAGTAGGTTGTCATCCTCCCCATCTTCTTCCTTATAGTCTCTGTCGAATACGTCAACTTTAATTCCATTTTTAGAATCAACAATATCTTGAAGGGTTGCTTTCTCGGTTACGTTAAAGTTATTAACCTCAAAAGAAATAAAGTTTTTCTTATATTTAACTTGATTACCCTCCCGAACTTTGCTTACCTTGGTAACGTGCCGCTAATTCAATCATCTTATGGGTTCCATAATGTGCGCCATCTTCTGCCTGTTCCTCAAGGGTCTTCCTTCTAAAGATTCCAACATAAGCGGCAAACCATTGTAGACGGTCACTCTGCGCGATTGCGGAACTATCATCAGTACCATTCTCAGCGCTACGATTTAACTGACAAGCTGTAAGAAGTGGAATATTCAAGCGAACTGATAGGTTCTTTAATGAATCAACCTTATCTCCAATTAATTGATATTCCTGTTTATTTCCATTACCAGCCTCTCCTGTTAGCTTTATGTAATCATAAACCACGATTGCGGGATTACCTCTTCCGACTTCGCTCAGATACCAACGCTGAATGATTGATTCAATTTCTTCGACTGGTTTTCCAGCAACTTGCATATGGTTAACCCTTCCTTGAATTAGGGAAAGCTCAGTCTTTTTACTGTTCCATCTTGCAAGTAATTCTTTATTATTCTTAAAGTTACCAGTCTCTAAATACCACATTGGAATTCCAGTAATAGCGCTTGCAATACGAAACTTCATTACATTCGTTTGCATTTCAGTATCTAAAACAAGTGCCCTCATCTTTGGATTAATGATTGTTGCTTTGGTTGCAATATCATTTAGAATTGTTGACTTACCATGCTTTGGTCTAGAAACCCAAGCATATAACTCGCCCGGCCGCAATCCACCATACATCTGATTAAAATTCTTATATGGAGTGATATATCCCAATTCATCAACAGGGGCATTTGCCCTCTCTTCGATCATCTGTTCAATATTGGCAAAAAGATCTTCTGGTTTAACATCTAAATCATATGCACTAATCTTATCATTGTACATCTTATCGGCCAAGCTAATAATCTTGTCTGGACTCTGATCTCCAGCATTTGCCATTGCCTCTTGAATCTGTTGAGAGGTCTCACAAATTTCCCTGCGAATAGTAACTGTCTTTAACTCCTTGCATGCTTCAAGCAGAGACTTCTGACTAATCTTTAGGAAGGTCAGGCTCTCAATATAATCAAAAATATTGAAATCAGGCTTATTAAAGCTAATTCCCAAGTTCTTAATCTTCTCTGAAAGAATGACTGGATCAAGTGGCTGGTTGTGAATAATTTGATTTTTAATCACACCAAAAATAGTCTTGTGACCATTCGTAAAGTCTTGCTCATTGATAAAGTGAGCCACATCATGATATGACTGCGGGTGCTTAATGAACCCGGCCAGAACATGCTTTTCTACATTAACACTACGAATTTTTTGCTGCATATAGTTTTTCTCGGATTACAGAATCATAAGCCTTTTTTGCATAGATGTCGAGAGTATAAAGATCTTCGGCACCAACTGTTGGCCACGAAACACGATAGTCTGCATGCTCTTTAACGATTGAATCATTAATTGTCTCATCCATATTGGCAGGAGGAACTACCTTTCCATCTATATCTGTTCTCTCAACATGAATTAAAACGCCATTCATTTTATTCTTTAGCCAATGAACTTCATCCTCTTCATATTGTTGGTAACGAATATCGGAAATAATACAAACCTCTGGTGGCGCAATCTCTACTTCATTTTCTAATAGGGAAGTCCAATATTTGCCCTGCGTCTGCTGGCGCTTTACCTTGCCATACCAAACCAAAAGCTCTCTAAAAATAGATTTTTCTTCAGTATTGTTTGTCCACACATCAAGTCCCAACTTTTCACTTATAAAGTGCTTACAGTCATTCTTTAGTGGGGTTGCCAAAGATAGTCGCTTGACGTTAAAGCCCGATGCCTTTATTCTGTCCAATAACATATCAGAAAAACTATCTTTACCCGCTCTGGCTACTCCACTTATTCCTATATAAAAGGTATTCATTCTACAATGATACCACGGTTTGATTTAAATTTCAATATCAAACTTTTCTTTTATCCATTCTTGGCTTAAATTGGTGATTTCGTTATCAAAAATCTCTATAACCTTAAAACCATTTAATTCTAACCAGTTATACTTAACCAGATCACGCTTAAAGCTCTTTTTAAAGTTTGTTCTAGTTTTATGGAAGAATGGCACGAACTTATCATGCTGTTGCCCATGAGTCTCCACGGCAATTTTTTTTGTAAAATTAATCAGGTCGCAACGCATTCTTGACCCGGCCACTGGAAATTCTTCACACACAATATGACCAACCCAAAACTGTTCTAGAAATTTTTTAACATTAAACTGGGCTTTACTTCCTCTAACTTCTTGCCAATCAACAATATAGGGAGTAATAT